TGACTTGCCAACAGTTGTGTCTACTTGATCTGGGAAAGATACAGCTGGTAAATCGTTACCATTAATAATATTAATGATATTAAGAATGTTTGCTTCTACAGAACTTTCAGCTAATAAGTTAACACCATCTAATGCAATAATCTTGTTCTTCAAATCAACTAATACTTCAGTCATTTGTGTTGCGCTGATGCTAGTGCCGGCGTATTGGAAGTAGATACCTACTTGAATACTTTGGTAGTTAGATTGTAGAACTAGATCGTAACATAATGCATCGATAACTTTAGCAACATATGAACTTAATGCAGTATTGTCATATGAGAAATTAAGCACTTGATCACGTGCATATTTGATTGCTTCAATTGTTTGGCTTAATTGTGTACCTAAAACTTTCTCGCCAGTACCGTTAAAGTAGAATGTTGCCGCACGGTTACTGTTAAATGTTGTATCTAAAACCAAGTCTTGGCTAACAGCATTTAAGATTAATTCTGTATCACGTTGGCATTTTGCCTTGTCGTATGTGAATGTGTTAACGTACTTGTTGTTGATATAGGCAATTGCTTCTGCTTGGATAAACGCACGGTTTAACTGTAGCAAGTCAAATGCATCTTGGTAGCCTTCAACGTTTGTGTTACCGTCTTGAAGTGTTGGAGTTCCAACAATAGTACTGAATGTTTGGTCAGGACCAACTGTATAACTTAAACGCTGACGATATGGACCAGGCTCTTGGTTAGCAAGAGCAATTAAATTCTCAGCCGCAAGAGCTGCCGCGCCGACAGTCTTATAAGCATACTGCCAGAAACGACCTTCTTTACCTACTGGAGTCTTTTGTTGTAAGTCGTCACCTGTTGCTTGGCTAACGTATAAGTTAACAGCACTTGAAAAAACTTGGTTGTCTACGTAATATTTTGTAGCGGCTTGTAAGTCATCGCTAGCATTTGGAGTACCAGATCCTTGTAATGGACTTGGGTGGTCGTGTAATGTCAATGGACCAGTCATTGTGTCGCCCTTACGGCTTACAATGAATTTACGTTGTACTGCTTCTGTTGATAGATAGTTACCAGCTAAACTCGAATCGTAGTCTGCGCTACTAAAATCTGGGAAGTTTGGTTCGTCACGAACTTTAAGAATACTTGAAACAGTACCTTCACTAACTTGTAAGTAATGGCTATCAGCATAACCACGTGTCATTGCCAACTGTTGAACAGTAGTTTCCTGTCCCGGGTTATCCAAGTTCCAGTTAGTTGCAACGTCATCTGTTGGATCTGCTAAACGGACAATGCCCAATCCGTTTGCGTTCAATGTGTATGCAAGTGAAGGACTTGTATCACCTGACAAACCTGTTTGGTCAACAGCGATAACTATTCTTGAATCATCTTCTGCATCAATGCTAACTGCACCAGATGCAACAATAGTTCTTGCTGTAAGTCTACTACCAGCATTGTTAGCCATGATAATCTGATTAGACGCATAGCTAGCAGGCGTATCACTTAGGTTTGTAAAGTTGATAGTACCTTCTACACCAAATACGGCATACAGTTCGTTAAAGTTTTCATTAACTTTTCTGAACGATTCACGTATACTGTCACCAGTACCGTCATTACCTTGTACGCCGATATCAATAATTTGCTTTGACATTTATTTTATACTCCGAAACTTGCGCCGCAACCGCAAGTGTGTGATGCGTTTGGGTTTTTAATTGTAAATTGTGAGCCCATAAGCTCTTCTACGTAATCTATTGTTGCACCTTGTAGATATGTCATACTCATACTATCTACTAGAACTTTCCAGGCACCTACATCGATTTCAAAATCATCTTCGTTTTTGTCACTATCAAACGTAAAACCATATTGAAATCCACTGCAACCGCCACCTTGTACAAAGGTGCGTAAGAACAAATTAGGGTTATTTTCTTCTGAAAGTAAATCTTGTATTTTTACTTTAGCTGATGGTGAAATTGTAATCACAGTTGGTCCTCGATATGATATTTATCAAAGTGATTTTATAATCTTAATGTAAATAGTAATATGTACTTGGGACAAGAATACGCACAGCATTGTTACTATCGTAAGAGCAGGTACGGCACTATGCATGCCTATTTGCGTAAAAAGACGGTATTGATATTTCGTTGTGACTGTTGCCAGGGCGTGTTTAAGCGTGATAAGGGCAATATGGATCCTAAGCGATTAAACAACAATGTTTACCACTGTTGTGGAGACTGTGACGTTAAAAAGTTTGCCCAGGAAAAGGGTGTAGAAGCTAGAAAGATTTGGGATATGCCTGTTAGTAGTCTTAAGACGATAGACCAATTCGAGCAGAAATAACGTTCCAGTTGATAATCTTCCACTGGTTTTCTAAATAACGTTTCTTATCTGAGCCGTAATCTAATACAAAAGCGTGTTCCCACCAGTCCACCAGTAGTGCGATGTCCTGCTTAACTTGATGGTTTTTGATAGTTTTAATCTCACCGTTGCGGGCAAGATAAACCCAGCCACTGCCCTGGATGCCCATTGCTTCTTTAGCAAATGCTTCTTTAAACTTATCAAACGACTTGAAATGTTTAGTGATTAATTCGCCTGCGGTACCGTCGGGTTGGTTATTATTGCTAGGTGCCTGGTACTGTTCAAACAAAATATGATGTAAAACCGCACCCGCCTCATTGAAGTCTGGATCGCCTTCTCCGTTATTGTAGCGTTCCACATAGGCTTTATACAACTTGCCGTAGTGTAGCTTCAATGTATCTTCCGATAACGCAGGCTCCAAGTCGTCCTTCTTATAAGGAAGGATAAGTTGTTCTAAAGTCTTTGGAGTATGGCTTTCGTTTAGTGTAGCCCACTTGATAAAATTGTACATAGCGTATTTATTTAGATTTCAATGTGTACATAGTTGGCGCGATACTCGTCAAAATGCGGTGTTAAGTTAAACTCTGCTAGCTTTTCTTTTATCATAGCATACTGTTTGTCAGTCATATCTCCCCAACTGCGATGGTTTGCGCTGGACCATGCGTGTGGAATATGTTCACCGATAAAAGAAACAAAGTGGTTAAAGTCATTGTCAAAGTTTTTGCTATCACGCAAATATGGATTTGCCCAGTCATCTATTACGGGAACTGGATAGTGACAACGATCCATAGCTTGATGTTTTTCAGCCCAAATGTAATACAAGATAAATTCGCTTTTTGTTCTGCTGGCAATTTTAAACCAGCGACTAAAGCCTAGCACACCGCCCTTGCTGTCAATAAGGCCTTGCACAAGTTTTGTATGCATGAAGAATGGAGTACACATGGACATGGTATTGTGCGTTGGTCTAGGCAAACTAACATCTAAACTTTGACAATACTGTTCCCAAATGTCTAACGGCATAGCAAAGTGTCCTGTTCTATAAGGAATTTTGCCTTCAGAAAAATCGTAAGCGTTTGGATCCCATGGACGTACTAAAAAGTTCTGACTGTCTAAGATTAAAAATCCAACGCTATTGAGATGCTTGGCGATAGCCAGTTTTAAAATTTGTTGTGTTTCCCAACCAACTGCCCACGGGTTTATAGGACTAGGAATCCACTGTGCCCACTCGCCGGAAAAGTCACTTCTGTACAGCACTTTTAAATTGTGTTTACTGTAATAGTGTTTTAGGTTTGCTTCAAAGTATTCAGTCCATGCAGTTGGATCTTCTTCATTTACAATCAAGTAGACGGGTGTATCTGTGTGTAGATACAAAGATATGCTTTGTGCCTGCAAATCTAGTAAAGCAAGGTCTCTAAAGCAAGTTACAGTAATAATCGGTACTTTTTCAGTCATATTCTAATATAGTAGCATATTTAATTATAAATAATCAACAAGGAGATCTATCATGATTGGATTTTTTAAATCACTATTCAGTAACAAACAGGCAGAAACTAAAGTGGAAGAAGTTCCATATAAAGTTGAAACCCCAGCAGTATCGCCAGTATCTGAGAAGGCAGTTGAAGCAGTAGTTTCATCTATCCCAGCAGAAAAACCAGCGAAGAAAAAGCCAGCAGGCGCAAAGAAGGCAACAGCTAAAAAGCCACGTAAGCCAAAAGCACCAAAGGCATAAAGTCAGCTCAATGCGAACCTACATAGTAGGTACAAATTGAAAATAAAAAGGACTCTCAGGAGTCCTTTTTTCTTAATCAAACTTCTTTAACTTCTGGAGCATTTGCTCCATTTCGTCTTTGAGTTTTAACTTTTTCTTTTTTAGTGCTTCTACTTTTAAATCATCAGTGTGATGTTCGTATAATTCTTTAATTTCACTATCTAACGTATCATGTTTCTCACGTAAAGATTCATAGTGATGTATTAACTTTTCTCTAGTCATCATACTGTTTCCTTCATTTGTTTGTACAGTTCCATACTTGCTAGGTTTTTGCCCTTGCTTTCGCACATTATGTCGAACTGGTTTGTGAAACTTATTGCCCAATCGTTAACTTCCTTATTCCAATAAAAATCTGAGTGTGCTCTTAATTTTTGTTTTTTGTGGCCAGACTCTAACAGAGCTTTGTAATCTGGCATAGTGTTTGGACAATGTCCGACGAGATAATCTTCTCTAGATACGGAGTAGTGACAAGTAGGACGCACACCACGCCAACTATCCACAACCTTTTGTACTCGCTTGTCAGTACTGCTGAGGTATTCTCCTTCCCTAATCCAATGATGGTGAATATCAAGCACAA